TAAAGTCGAGAGGGGTAGCGCTTTTTGTGTGTGTGATGTGTGTGGTATGCGCTTTGAACCCCCCTCATTACAGGAGATGTACACCGCATCGCGATATACAATTACATTATATCCTAAGCAGCCTTGAATTACAACACCAATTAAGTTATAATTTATACTATGGCAAAAGGCGATACATTAACCGCACAACAAGAGCAGTTCTGCTTAGAGTTCATTAAAGACCTCAACGCAGTTCGTGCTGCCATACGTGCTGGATACGGAGAACAACATGCAAAAAAGAATGCTTGGCAAATCATACGGAATCCTGCTGTGGCCGAGAGAATCTCAGAACTCAAGGCCGACCAAACAAAACGTACTAAAATTGAAGCGGATGATATATTACGCCGCCTAGTACGTATCGCTGAAAAAACTGAGCAGGAAGGCGATTACAACGCGGCTATCCGCTCCCTTGAACTCCTAGGTAAACACCAGGCTATGTGGACTGAAAAGAACATCACCGAGATGACTGTAGAGAATGCTTTCTCATCTGGCAACTCCGATGAAGATATTGAAAGAGATGTAGAAAGACTCAAGAAAATTGCAGCACCAAAACTTAAACTAGTCGGGGATAAATAATGGAACTAACAATTAATAGAACAACTAAAACATTTCAAGAAGAACTTCAAGACCTTTTATCTAAAAAAGATAAATTAGCTAAACAAGACGCTGGAGATGGTAGAAATAAATATCAAGTAGAAATTAATAAGTTAAAAAAGAAAATAAAAGAATACAATAAAGATTTAAAAAACAATGAACCTAAAGTTAAATTTAATTCTTTGCTTCAAGGCGTAAAGAAAAAAGAACGTGAAGGCAAGTTTGATAGAGGGGCAGAGGGCAAAGCTAAAAACAAACTTCGTAAAAAAATGGCTAAACAAGCAGAAGATATATTTACTTCTGGAAGACATAAAGGTTCTCAAGCTGGAGACTACATTGACAAAGGAATGTCGAAAATGGATTCTAAAGCTACAGTCAAACTTTCTCAAGACTTAACTGGAACAAAGAAAAAGAAAAAACCAAATAAAGTAAATCTTGGAAGCAGATAATGTCAAAATTATACAACGAATACTTAGCACCTAAGATTGACAAAGCTGCAGAAAAAATACCTGGTTACAAAAAAATAAAAAAAATTAAAAACAAGATTGTTCCCAAAGGATTAAAACTAAACATAGGTAAAGATAAAATTGGTATTTCATATAGTAAAAAATTTTAATGGTTAAAATAAACATAACAGGAGATGTGAATATGATATTAAATCCACAATTAGACTTATACGACCCCGAAAACCCACCAAAAGATTTACAATCGCAACTGGTAATATGGGGAAGTCAAGTATATGTCTTTAACGGTTGAAGATAGAAACGCCGCCTCACGCCTAGCAGTTAGACAAGCAAGAGACGATTTACTAGCATTTGTAATGCTAATGAATCCCTCATTCAGTATTGGCCCACACCACCGAGTTCTGTGCGATGAACTCATGAAGATAGCCAATGATGAAAATGATAGGCTCATGGTGTTTGTTGCGCCGCGTTCTAGTAAATCATTAATAACATCTACATACTTTCCAGCATGGGCTCTTGGTAAGAATCCATATTGGCAAGAGATAGCAGTATCACACAGTGATGACTTAGCCACAAGGTTCGGCCGCGCTATTCGTGATATTATTAATACGCCGCAGTACAAAGCTATATTTCCACAAACAAATATTCGTAAAGACAACAGAGCAGCGAACAGTTGGAGTCTACAACACAAGGGAAAAGATGCAGGCTCGTTCCTTGCAGCAGGTTCTGGTTCAGGTATTGCTGGTTTTGGTGCACACCTTGCTATCATAGATGACCCTATATCAGAGCAAGATGCATTTTCTAAGACAAGAAGAGAGAGTTTAAACGATTGGTACGCATCTGGTTTACGTACAAGACTTATGCCTGGTGGTAAAATTGTAATAGTTATGACAAGATGGCACGAAAGAGACTTATCAGGCCATCTATTAGCTATGGAAGACAGCTCACCCATGTCAGATAAGTGGGAAGTAGTACGCATACCTGCCCTAAATACTACAGAATCTTTAGAAAAACTAGAAAATGCACGAAAAAAGCTAATAAAACAAGGATATTTGTCGCAAAATTATACTAATTTAGAGCTTGGAGAGTCATTTTGGCCTCAATCAGACGTAGAAAACGGATTTTGCTGGTCAACAGAGGAAATAATACGTACAAAAAACAATACGCCCCCCTTTAAATTCGATGCGCTCTACGGACAAGCGCCATCTGCTGAGGAAGGTAACATAATTAAGCTGGATTGGTGGCAAAATTGGGATAATCCCAGCCCCCCTGATTGCGAATACATCATACAATCGTGGGATACAGCATTTTCTACAAGAAGCACAGCAGATTACAGTGCGGTAACTACATGGGGTGTATTTAATTCTGGTTTAGATGTACCAAATCTTATATTATTAGGTGCGGAAAAAGGTAGATGGGATTTTCCTACACTAAGAGAAAAAGCTGTAGCTAAATACCATGAACATAATCCAGATTCTGTATTAATTGAGAAAAAAGCGTCAGGTCAATCTTTAATACAAGACTTGCGTTTGACAGGTATTCCTATATTTGAGTTTCAACCAGACAGAGATAAGGTGGCGCGGGCTTATGCAATATCTTCTTTATTCCATAATGGTAGAATATATGCACCTTTTCAAAAAGATTGGGCTATGGAAGTTATAGATGAGATAAGAGCATTTCCTACAGGTCTCCACGATGACTTAGTGGATACTGTTACACAAGCTTTGTTGTGGATGAGAAATGGCGGGTATGTGGCAAACACAGCCGACACTTTCCTTGACAAAAGAGAGAAAGAGATTTATAATAGGGAATCTAGACGTTACTATTAAGGGATATAAATGGCAATAGAAAAAAGAATAGAATTAGAAGAAGATGCTATATCAGCAGATATACCAACTTCAGATGAAGTTACTGCTATGGAAGATGGCGGTGCAGAAGTTACACTCACAGACCAAACAGAAATAGACGAAGCTGAAGCTATGGGGCTTCTTGACGAGCAACCTATGATGGAAACTAGTCATGATGCTAACTTAGCAGAAGTAATGGAAGAGTCAGATATACAAGCAGTTTCACAAGAATTGTTAGAAGGTTTTGATAGAGATAAACAATCAAGAGAAGAATACGATGAAATTGCAGAAGATGGTATTAATCTTCTAGGATTACAATATGATGATTCAGCGGGTTCATTTCCAGGTTCATCTGGAGTTACACACCCTGTACTTGCACAAGCAGTTGTAAAATTTCAAGCAAAAGCATATAAAGAATTATTTCCAACAGAAGGCCCTGTTCGTACAAGAATTATGGGTACTCAAACACAAGAAAAATTAGACCAAGCAAATCGTGTACGTCAATTTTTAAATTGGCAAACACAAACTCAAATGCCTGAGTACGGGCCTGAATTAGATAAGATGTTATTTCATGTAGCATTGTATGGTACATCATTTAAGAAAACTTATTTTAATCCAGCTCTACAAAGACCAGTTACAGAATTTATAAAAGCACAAGATTTTTATATAGATTATTATGCATCTGATTTAGAAACTGCAGAACGTTATACTCACAAATATTTAATATCTAAAAATGAAATAAAGAAAATGCAATTAGCAGGTGTCTTTAGAGACATAGATGTTGATATAGATTATACAATCGAACAAACATCAGCTGATGAGTTATCAGATGAAACTATAGGTTCAAGTAAACCTGGTGAGAATGATGATTATGCAAACATCTTAGAAATGCATGTAAATATAGATTTACCAGGATTTGAAGACCCAGATGGAATTAAATTACCATACATTGTTCATTTAACAGAAGATGGTGAAGTACTTGCTATTAGAAGAAACTATGATGCAGATGATATGATGCGTAAAAAGAAAATGTACTTTACACATTATACAATGATTCCAGGATTAGGATTTTATGGATATGGTTATATTCATCTTATTGGTGGATTAACTAAAACAGCTACTTCCTCTATGCGTCAATTAATTGATGCAGGAACCTTTGCGAACTTGCCAGGTGGATTCAAGGCACACGGTTTACGTGTCCTTGCACCTGACGAGCCTATTGCACCAGGTGAATTTAGAGAAGTAAATGCACCTGCTGGTGATTTAGGAAAATCATTACAGATACTACCATTCAAAGAACCATCATCAACTTTATTTAATTTAATGGATTATGCGTCTAAACTCGCAGCCCAATTCGCTGATTCTACAGATAATGTTGTAGACAATGCGACAAACTATGGGCCAGTCGGAACGACTATGGCTCTGCTAGAACAGTCTTCGAAACTGTTTAGCGCTGTGCACAAGCGGTTACATGCCGCACAAACGAAAGACCTGCGAATACTCACACGTCTAGATTATGAATATCTTCCCGATTTATATCCATACGAAGTCGCAGGTGGTGCACAGCAAGTATTTAAAAAAGATTTTAATTTAAAAAGTATAGATGTAATTCCTGTATCAGACCCCAACATGCCTACAGAAGCACATAGGATTGCAAAGATAAATGCTATTATGTCAATAGCACAACAAAATCCTGCAGCTTATAACATGGAACAAATTGGTATGGAATTATTTTCTGCAATGGGTGTTGATGAACCACAACGTTATTTAAAACAACAGCAACAACCAATTAGTGCAGACCCTATATCTGAAAACATGGCAGCGCTTAAGGGGGCACCTCTTCAAGCAAAGCCAGAACAAAATCACGATGCACATATAATTGCACACGGAACATTTATGCAGAACCCTTCTTATGAAAGTCCTGCAGTTCAACAACTTCTTATATCACATATGCAAGACCACTTAGCTATGAAGTATCAACAACAGATGGCGCAAATGATTCAAGACCCAAGAGCACAACAAATGATTATGTCTGGGCAACAACTTCCACCTGAAATGGAAAATCAAATTGCACTAATGGCTGCGGATGCTTCAGATAAAGTTTTACAATTAGATGAAGAGAAAACTAGAATTATGAATGGTGAAAAGAAAGATTCATCACAAGAACAATTAGAAATTCAAAAACAAGACTTAGCATTGCGTGCGAAAAAATTAATGGACGAAATGAAAATGCATCAAGACAAAATGGATTTACAAGAATCTAAAATAATGATTGATGATGAAAACAAAGATGAAGACCGTAAATTAAAAGAAGCGCAAATGGCAATGGACTCAGCAGAAAAATTAACATCTAATGTAGACAGTATTATTAGTACAACTGTAGGAAGGCAATAATGGGATTTTTTAATTTATTAAAAATGGGAGGAAAGTTAGCACTCAAAACTCCTGCAGGTAAAAAAGCTGCAAAAAGTGTATTTAACAAAATTAAAATGAAAGATGCTAAAAAAATTATTTTAGAACCTGCTAAGAAAGCAACTAAAAAGAAAGTTAAAAAGAATCTACAACCTGTCAAAGATTTAGGAAAAGGCACAGCTACAGGAACAGTAGTTTCTAGTGAAGTTAATTCTAGAAAAAATAAAAAGAAATGAAGCAAAAAATTAAAACAGTTAAAAAAGTAATTAAAGGTTTAAAAAAAGCATCAAAGTCGCATGCTAAACAAGCAAGAGCTTTACAGGGAGTATTGAAAAATGGCAAAAACAAAAAAGTCAAAAAGTACAGTTAATAAGGCTGGT